TTTTTTACCAATTATGAACCACGTTGGCCATAATGAAGAAACACGTCAAGAAGTTCACCCCGACAATAATTGTCCGTAGTAGGGCTACGTAATTGTCATACGGTTCGGTCTTATCGTCCGAGAAACCGCCAAGGGCGTACTTCCAGATTGTCCAGATCTTGTTCATAACAACATCCAGAAAAGAAAGAGAAAGGCGAGCATCGAAAGTTCACCTACGATGACTCCCTTCCAGAAATTTAGTCGAAGTTCTTCCTTATAGGTCATGCATATACTCCCAAATGTGTACGTTGTACTCACCATGCTTTTTGATGAACTCAGCTCGAGTCATTTCGAGTGCGTCTTCTTGCATGGTCAGTACCCAATCACCTATTTTACTCACCTGGATATTCCTCATTCCATTTCATGATCTCGACCTCACCATTGTTGTCGAGTCGATATTTTAAATAACCATCATCAATAAGGGCATCGACGGTGAGCTGGGCCATTCTTTTTGCCATCCATTCGCAACCGAAATACCAACCCACGCCGGTAAAAACGATTGCCATGATAAAGAATTGAACTTCAAAAGACATATTAGTAAAGAATCTCTAATAACGCGACGATAGAAATAAAGCCCCAAACTGTGAACATCAAAGCTTTGAGACCAAAATAAGTAGTATCTTCGATATCAGTTGTATGATATACCGGAAGTGGTTTCTTTCGTCGATCATAGCTGGGGATCATTGGTCTTGTCTGTCTTCTTCTTTCGTTCATAGTACTGTCAGCCTTATTCATTATGTAAACATTATATCACGCAGCTACAGGATTGTCAACACTTTTTTTATAATTAAACCATTCCGGCACGGGTCGTGTTTTCCATTCCATTTTGAACCGATCTTGCTTGGTCTGATAGAATAGACGATACGATTTGACAGGGTCTTCTGGGTACATACATTCGGGGTTAGATCCCATGGCTAGTGGGAATGGAGTTCGTTTACCAAAACGAGGAATATTGATGGGTGGTTGTGCGAGAGCTTCTCGTAGCCTTCTGTCTGTGAGATGTTCTTTACCATACCGATAGGTATATTCATCACACAAAGCTTTGAAGTGGCGGTAATGCCAACGATAGTTTAAGTCCGACGCCCGTGTCCATACCGTACACGGATGGTTGTAGTGTACAGCCTTATAGAGTATCCACTCACGATGATCGGGGAGCTCATATATGGTAACCATCCTACCATTTTTATTACGCTCCTGTCGACGCTCACCATCCAGCATACGATGGGCCGTAGAGAGCATTTGACCTGACTCTACCACCATTTTTGGGATGTGTTTGTCACATTGTTGTTCTGCTGCTTCTACTGGGTCTTCATCTAGTACGAATACGTTCACGATAGACATCCTTCAAAAATTTCTCATTACGAACCCAATAGGTTTTGAAATCATATTGGGGCATGGTACCACACTCGATTTCTATCTCTTCTTTGTGAAGGGCCCACATGTGGTACAAAAATGTTCTGAAAGGCTTCATAGTGCGTCACATACCTCCGACCAGAAATGAGCATGTGTATCAGGTATATCTCCCAAAATGGTGGAAGCGGGGCCACCGTAGGTATCAAAGATATATTTTGCAGCCTGAACTGTCTTTGCCACTCCTACTAGGCCACCCGATTCGGTGAATAGCCGAAGGGTAAGTTTACCATCCTCAGAGTAGCCACAATCTACGCGATTGATCATATTTTTAGTCTCTTAATTTGAATGGGCATTATATCTTATATAAGGCCGCTTGTCAATAAAAAATATGAAAAAATTATGGAAATTTATGGATGTAACATATCCGCGCGTTGGATCAAGGTGTGCTTTGGGACCCTAATCTCAAAGTCCGGTAGGTTCGCAAGCTTATTATTGATTCTTTTGATCTTAGCTGCATGAGGTTTGACCCAATCGGCAAGTTCTTGTGTTGCTCTCTTCTTGAATGGTTTGAGCTCACCAGGTACATCAAATAAAATTTCAAATGCAGCATGAGCATCTTCGTCGTTGAGTTTATCAGTATTTAAGATAAGTGTGGGGAAATGAGGGTTAGACGCCCAGGCATCTATTTGCATTGATATCAAATTTAACCAATGACCTACATCATAACGCATCTTTTTATATTCGCTCGGCGGAACCAACTTCTCATAAACATGCCATCCTGTGGCTAGTTTACGATCAATACAGCTTAGAGCAATGCCCACATCTTCTACGTAACAAAATACACCCATATCTACTTCGACAGGTAATGGTCTAACGTAGTGGCATCCTTTTAGATCATAGAATTTTGTTTGGGTGTTATATTTTTTTCTTAAGGCACCTTCGATCCAATTTGACCGACAGCCCCCGAATGAATTAATCCAAATATCACCGGGGTCTTCTTCAAAAAATTCGATCATCTGCTCTTCGGTAGGAGCGTGTCTGCCTTGCAGTTTACTGCCGTGGTGTTTCTCGGCCCATTCTTTACTAAAATCTTTCACAATAATCTCTATATTTTAAACACATAACTATTTATGATCGGCCCCACACAAGAAAAATTACTTCAGTTTTGTTAAAATAAGATTAAGGAATGTAGAAATATTAAGGTTATGCGAAGGTATGAATGCCGACAATAATACCAAGGCTTGCGGCCACACCAATCATCAATTTGCCAAAATCCTTAGCAATGATAGGATATGCCTTTTCGGGCACTGCATGAGCAAATGTCTGGATCGCTAGTTCTCTGCCTGATAGTAGACCAATGAATACCCAAGTAGTTGACATTGGAATGTTGTTATATTGCTTGAAGTAAAAGAGAATGATCAAATAGACAAGATCAATGAGCGTTGCACTCTTAACATATTGTGTACTTGATTTTTGTCTTACGATTGTCTGAATCTTTCCACCTTGTTCGCCAAACATAAATCCAAGTCCAATTACGAAGATTAAAGAAATCGCAGCAATATGGAACCATTCGAGTTCACGTGGTAGGAACACTGCAATGTTTGCCATGTCATGTGACAACCAAGTCCACCATAACCATCCAGTGACGAGCCACTGAGCTGTTCTCCAGAACGTGTCACTACCTGACAGTTCAATCTTATTCATATACTTTGAAATGATTGCCCACAATGCGTATGCACTCACTGCGGCCACACCATATCCCGCAAATGATTTGATCAGCATTTTTTCTAAAACAAAAGTACTTGCAAATGCAGAGAGGACCAGGAACGATGTAGAAACAGGAACACCAATTCGTGTCAATAATAAAAGAATTGCAGGAGCAGCGGCATGATACCACTGAGGTTCCACATAGGGAATCTTATCGAGTCGACCGTATGATATATCACCGTACATTCCCCAGCCGTACCAGAGGGCAAATACTAATACCGTGGAAGCACCTGCCCATAGATATTGCCACTTGACCTGACGATTACTCGCCATCCAAGTACCAAGAGTTTGAATGGAATCGTTCGCAAGAACGGAGTAAGAAGCAAGACCAAACCCAAGCGTGGTCCACACAAGAGTCATTATATCCATCAGAAAGAGTACCTTATTTCAGTTTCAAGTTTTGATTTGGGAAGAGAAAGATCCGTGTCTTTCGTTTCGAGTTTCCCTTTGAAAGTGAATTTGTTAACTTTGAATTTGTATCCAGCTTCGTGGCTGTATCCATCAGTCATAGGACCGATTTCAAAATACAAATTATTGTCTGCCTTGTAGCCAATACGCAAATGGTTCACATCTTTTGTGTAACGCCAGTCACGCATTTCGTATTCGTGTTTGTATTCGATGTATGGACCTGCGAACGCAGACATCGGTATGAGAAGAATTAAAAGTAAATATCGCACATGTCCTCCTTATCGTATTGGACAATAATATTTAACCTTCGGTCTTCTAGTTTTTGTTATTTTACAATTAATTTATAATTAATTTTTTATTAAGGAGTTGTTAAATCGAAAGGTCGTCTTGCATAATCGATTTGATTATATTTTTATTGAGTTGAATCTCTTGGCCGAGATGACTTTCTAATCTAACCCAACTGTTTCCGTTATTCATAATCCAGTCAATTGCTTGACCTGGTTTTAAACAATTTACTTCATCACCAATTAATTTGCCAAACATCACAGCACCATCATTAAATAGTACCTTGACTCTCATTAGTGTTCCTACGTTTCGTTGATGTAAGCTATCTGCCCCTTTGCAATAATCTGTTCTTTTCCAGCGCGTCTTACCGGCAAGAAATTTCTTTCATCATTCATTACATCAGATAAGCGGTCACCCGTTGGAAGAAAGACTTCGCAATCTAACCAACGGGAGCCGTCATTCATTGTAATGCATACTGTAATTATTTTACTCTCTATCATATCCTAAACCATTAGAAAGCCTATTAAGAAACCAATATTGAGACCAACGAGACATACGACCAAAAATTGTCTTTTGAATTCTTCTAAGGATTCCATTTCTGCAACACCTTCAGAATACTCAGTTTTCACTGCAACAATTTCGTATTGTGTATTTTGAATTTCTTCGTATACACTTGCCTCGTTTGGGCTCGGCCTATAAATGTCTTTTAGGTAAACTACATTCTCCATGTCATTCACCTTCTTTTACAATATAGGCTACCGCTTCCTTATTAAGCTGTAGTAACGTACCATTAGGTCTTGCAACTTCGATGAACATACGATCATCATTTAATACATCGCCTAGTAAAGTATCATCACCACCTACTTCTAAATTACCAACTAACGAATACCCATTATGAAACGTGATTTTGACTCTCATTCCAGCCTCCTTAATCGGCTAGAGGATTGTCAAGCACCTGTTGAATTTTCTTGTTCAAGCGGTCATCTAACGCTTCAATTTGTAAACGAGTGTCGGTCTGTAGACTTTCCCTCTTTGTATCAAATCTCTCTGAAGCACGGTCAATCATATCTTTAACCTTATCTTCCATCTCTCGATTCTGGTCTTCAATTCGATCTACATTCTTTTCCATCCGATTGAAGTCATCTCTCAGATCGTTCTTAATGCTTCTCGAATAATCGATCGCTTCATCGAGCTTAGTCTCGATAACGTTATTACGTGCCTCAATTTCTCCTACATCAATATTCTGGATGATCTCCTTCATATCCATATAATCTTTATAGAACTCAAAGACTCCCCAACTGGCTCCACCCAGAGTACTTAACGCAGTGAGAAGAATCATCATCTTCCCGCCTTTGAAGGTCATGCCCCCAAATTCAACTTCTGCCATTTTCCTCTATCCTTTTTTACTAGTCGTCGCTATCGTCTTCAAACTGTAGAGCTTTCAGATTTGCGACTTCTTGTTGAAGTTTCTGGATCTCCAATCTTCTCCTTTCAAGTTCAAGTTTATAGAGTGTATTGCAATTAATACGCTCTTTTGGTTTATCTAACGGTATTGTAAGTTTTGCATAAACACCAACATCCCTTACAAAATCGTTTTGATTCCAACCATCTGGGTTAATGTAGGTAGTACTACTACCAAACCCATTATCGTACGGACCGTTCTGATTAAGAATACCTACAACTCCGAATTCCATAGTGGTTGCACCACCAATAGCATTCTGGCATTCAAACTGTCCAGATCTTACACGATCAGATGCGTAACTACCAGGTGAATTGGGCAATGCTAAGTTCACTGAACTCGACTGGGCCCTTACCCCTTGTGTCACTATCATCAATATTAGAATAACAAAAATTCGCATAATTTAATCTTTTATCTTTGAACAAATCCTCGATGCAATCGTGGCTCGACTCACGTCAGCTTTCAATAATTTACTCTTAGAGCAAATATAGACTGCCTTATGTTTATCTTTCTCACGTATGTATATGTCGATTCTTTTTTTCTCAAGATAATCAATCTGCTGAATTTTTTCAGTAGTGGCAAACGGAACCTTTTTCCAGTCTTCCGTCCACACACTAAATTCATAATATTGAATATCTTCTCGCTTATTAAACAGTTCCATCTCCGTATGTAAAACACCTGGCACATACGATAATTGCAACCTTGGATAGGTTGGAAGGAATTCGTGGGCAGAAGCAGTCTGCCCACCAATCCCTAGCATAATTAATAGCATAATATAACGCATTAGATTTCGATCCCTTTTACCTTTAAATTGCGATGCATTCTGCAGTTACAGAAGCCTGGTACTGACCGCCAGGAAACGCTTTGTCATATCCATAATCAGCTTCAGACTGAATCTTAAACCAGGTTGAACCTGCTACAGTCAAAGCTACTTCTGTGATATTATCGTAGTATATCTTATCGGTATCATACGATGACATTGTCGCGTCTGAAACTTGGTCAACTGTTACCCAGTTACTCCAAGCTACAGTGTCGTTCAGCTCAGGACTTGATGTAAAAGCATCCGGTGCAGTAATGCGAGCCTTATAATAGCTTGCTTGTACTACATCGTACCTTACGACTGGGTGAATACCACCGTCATCTGGCTTAGTGCTCAACTTTGATGCGGATGGGTTACCATACACACCCAGCGTGTCCTGTGTCACAACGCATTTAGAGGCCACGTTACCAGTAACGGGGATCTCTTCTGCCATAGCCGAAAAACAAAAGGACGCGAGTGCAACACATGATATAAGTGTTTTATTGAACATGTTGTTCTCCCTTTATGAGTTTTATTTGGCATATTGTAGCATAATCATCTGTTGGTGCAATAACTCTTGCGCCATGCCCACTCTCAACCCTCTAGTGTTGTTGGGAAGTTTTGCATCCTTCAAGACCACTCCTTCAGGATACTCCCCACCAACGAGAGCTCTTTGATAACTCATTGGTAAACTCGCGATCATCTGCTGATGCATCAGAATTTGTTCCATAGAGAACTCACTCTGTTCAGAGATACCGAGAATGTTTTCCAAGAGCTCATCGATTTCTTCTACTTGTTCTAAAGCTTTCTTTCGAGCTTTCTCTTTCTCGTCTTCTTTCTGTTGCCTTAGATTGGCTTTACGATCCAACTCGTCTTGAACATAGTCCTCATCGAGTGGATCAATTACTTCTACCTCGGTTAGATCAACCACAAATGGGTCAATATAACCAGGGCATTCTGGATTCGTTTGTGGGTCAAAGCAAGGATCATAAGAATATGTGTAATATACTTCTGGACTTTGAACTGTTCCAAAACCTTCGGGTTCGATTGATCCCCTTCCCCAATAGGATATGTCGATACCGTCAACAATCGGAACGACCTTAGTAATCGTATTACCAGGCAATCCAGTCCAGTCATCTGTTTCTCTAAAGATATAACCCGCTCCTCGTGCGTTTTCGTTCTGCACGTGCACGAGCAAATAATCTTCTTGGTTTTTGACTACGGTATATTGATATGTGACCTGATTGACTCTCAGGCCTGCTTGTTGCGGTAGCACATTTGTCATAACCCAGTTTAACCCAAACTGAGCTGCATTTGATGTAGTGCCGTATTGAGGAGCTATGTCTGGATTAGAGTAAGAGTAGGATGAGCAAACTAGCAACGCCAGCGCCACCCAAAAGTGTCTTAGTACCATCGCTCATCTCCTTATCGTCTTTGTTTAACACGGGCTTTAGATCTTCATCTAATGACCATGCCTCCTTTGCCTCGAGTCCTATCTTACCATCATAAGGACAGGGAGTACCCGCCATCATCATAGCATCGAAGACTCTTCGGTCTTGACATAACGTAGATACAGCTGCAACCTTCATACCCATATCATATAATGTTTTTGAGAGCTTTAGACGCTCGCAGTTTTCATCTGTGACCTGGGTTCCAGTCGAGATACCAAGTATCTGTGTTTGGATTGCCCCAGCAACACCAAATGTACAAAGATCAGAGTTGGATGTGTTTATTGTTGGCGTAATTGCCGATGCGGGAGGCGACTTGAGTGTCGTCGATGTTGTAGAGTTTGTCGTCACTGTACTATCAGTTATCGATTCAGTTCTGATGGTATCATCAGGTACTGTTGTATCGGTAGTTGTAGTTTCTTCCGCATTTGCAAAAACAATAAAACAAAATCCAAAAACTAATAATAAGATTCGCATTCAATTCAGCCATTCATTTATCAAGTAAACATGTTTATTTATACTACTAGATTTCACCCGGTTCGGTGAAATCAATTTCTTGGCGGGCTCCACCATCATCGAGAATCCAATTCAAAGAACCACCAGTTTGTTCTTCAAAGAGAGTTTCAATATCAGCTAGATTAGGAAGGGATTCGGTCTTTAGGTTATTGCACCAAGCATTCAATCGACCCCAAGAATAACCATCCATCACAGCAATGGGAAATTCTTGTATGGGTTCTTTATTGTCACCAAGATAGGCATATAACCTACCACCGAATAGTGCAACGGTAGGATCTAGGCCTCGGTCTGTCCACCACGATGAGGGCAATGGGCCAATGGCAGACAATTGGTAGGAATACATTTACGGTTGTTCTAACCAGGTAATAGATGCAAAACCAGTTTTGCCGCCTACCTTACTTGCCGCGCAAATTGTATATACATCTGAAGTCAAATCTGCAAAATCTGGTGAACCTGGGTTAGTGAATACACGACCCAATTGCAATTGAGCGCTGATTGGCATATTAATTGGAGCCGCGCCACCAGCAAAATAGCCCGAATAGATGATATCATCTCGGCCAAAATCGATTGATGTTGCCGCGTCATCTAATTCGGCACCGACCCAATCCGCATCTAAAATACTAAATGTAGCACCAGTCAATGTCCCATTACGAACAACGACAAAATACACACCTGAGTCATCTTCGGTGAAAACTTGAAACGCCTGAGGAGCAACATAAGAATCAAGAGCTGCATCCTTCAATCGAATACTCAGTAGAGGATAGAAGGTGTTTGCCACTGCAAGATTACCAGAACCCACGGTCATTGTGGGTGGATTTGTCGACGTATTAATTGCTGATAATGAGTTATTTAATACACCGAGCTCTTCAACACCACCTTCAGCAACAACTGATGTTGAGGATTGAAATAAGAAATGATCAATATTATCAGTGTATTCAGGTAGAGCTTCTAATTCAAACCGAACTGGCAAATTAGGAGTCTTGGTCCAAGTGCCTTGAGTATTATTCGCGTTATAGACCGTATGAATTATATGTAATTCATTATCAATAGCAAAACCAAAACGAGTCATACCCGTGCCATACCATTCGTATTCAATACAAAGCAATTGCTGTTTAGCAAAATCGAATGTTATACCGCTACGGCCGGTACCATCTAGTTTATCACCGTTCCAGTTTTCACGACTGATCCGAGTAGTTTCAACTCCATTCTTACGAATACAGCAAAAATAGTTATCACCACTGTCTTCAAAGTACATTCCGTTTTGGTCGTCGAATGTACCAATGCGTCTGCGGATACCAACTGTTCTTGGTTCGAATCTAATTGCCATTGAGGCAAACTGTTCTTTACCTGGAATGTAAGGAATGACACGTCGAGATTGTCGGACAACCTTATCACCAATTGAAGTGACTCGCATGATCACAGATTTTTCTACGATAATATCACTGCCTGGGTTTGTTGGATCAAACGATTCTGGCACTGCTGCATTATTATTGATATAAGCTTGACCACCGGCAGTTCTTGTAGTTTGGAATGTATCGTTATCAGCAAACGCGCTGAAAGAATTCCAGAATATTGTTTGAACACCAGATGTTTTTAAACGATTCTTTGAAGTAAAGTCTGGTCTCCAATCTGTGATTGCTCCAAACCTGTCAGCGATTACAACGCTTTGAAAGTCTCCACGACCTGGCCATGTTGTATCTTTGTTGTAAAAATTCTGGGTATCTCTATTCCATTGTGCCATTGTACATTCCTGAAGTTAAATTTGGTAGGATGTAGTTATTTATAAATGCTTGTCTTGATAGTCCTTTATCGCAGCTTTGATCGCATCTTCTGCAAGGACACTACAGTGGATTTTGACTGGGGGGAGGCAGAGTTCTTCTGCGATGTCGGTGTTTCTAATATCTGCAGCTTCATCAAGACTGCGACCTTTAACCCATTCGGTAAGAAGTGAGGAAGATGCGATAGCACTTCCGCATCCGTAGGTTTTAAACCTAGCATCTTCGATAATTCCATCATCATTTACCTTAATTTGTAATCTCATTACATCACCACAAGCCGGGGCACCAACCATGCCAGTGCCCACGTCTTGATCGTCTTCATCGAAGCGACCCACATTGCGTGGGTTTTCGTAATGATCTAATACTTTTTCTGAATATGCCATTCAGTTATTTATATTAGAACCTCTTAGTTAGCATCACAACTGCAGACTTCTCATCTGCAATACCATCTTCACCTTCGAATTGACGATAGCCGAAGGTAGCATCTACACCTTCAACATCGACAGTCTTGCTGATCATATAGTGTCGACCAACTGTATCGAAATCACCAACGGTTAGGTCAGCAACACCAAACAGGTCTACACCAAGTTCCATGTAATCTGGAGCTTCATCGAGGCCCTTGTAGTAACGAGCTGCAATAGCCTTATACTCTACTTGAAACCCTACTTCTTCGACATCCAAAGCTGATTCTTCGAAATCAGTAAAACCAGTCAAAGATGAGTAGTTATAATCGATGTATGCAACACCGACCTTCAGATCTTCGCCAAGATTGAAGTTTTTGGCAATCGTGAGATCGTATTCCAGCTCAACATCTGAGCCATAATCTACTTGACTAGCCCAAACCTGAGCAAAGAAACCTTCATGTACGGCATGCAATTCACCAGATACTGCAGCGTTACCTGCATTCTGAGATACCCCACGAAAAATGTAGTTGCTTCCCAAAGAAACCGATCCGCCTAACTCCATAGCTTGAGCAGACATCCCGATTGAACACATAGCCAATACTAGCATTAACTTTAAATTTTTCATGTTTTTTCCTTTTGTTGAAATGAAAGCCGAGTTTTTAACCTCGGAAAAGATATTTAGACAAAAATGAGACAAAATTGAGGGATTATGAATTTTTTTCATTTAGGGACTCAAAGTAGAGTCGAAGGAAGGTTTTGCGAAAGAGTGCCAGAATGGTGAATGTCACGGTGAGGAATATGGAGGTAGTGAACGCAGACCACTCTTGTTCGAATGCTATTGCAATCAATATGAAATTGATGGGGATATTGGTCAGCATTCCCACAGACGTATCTGCGACAGCCTCTTTGAATGCCCTAAGAGTTTTCTGGTAGGTCATTGAGTTTGATGAACTTCCTTCGAGCCTTAGAGAATTGCTTTAGTGGTTTTTTGAATACCTTTTTCATCTGGCCAGGGGCTTGATAGGCTATGAGGTGGCCAGCATCATTGAGCCAATAAATGCCGTTGTTTCGATTTAGGGCTTCATCGTCCCAAACAGTCACTTCTTTCAAAATTTCCATAATATAAAATCCAATTTAAAGAGAGAGTAGTTTCAGCTGAAGTGCTGTAATCTCTCCTTGTAGACCAGCGGCAGTTTTCATATGATTATGATAATCTCGACCAACACGATCTTGTGTCATTCGGGTTACTACCGCGCGAAGCTGATCAGTCTTTTTTTCGATTGCTGTTTGACAGGATTCCCGTGTAGAGAATTCTTCATCGTTCATTTTATGCTACGAGAGACTCGATTTCCTCCATTAATTTTTGTTCTTCTTCTCGAAGAACACTGATTGCTGTACGAATATGACCAGTTGCCTGGGGTTTAACTTGGGCTGAGAGATCAGCGATGATCTCTTGAATCGCAGTTAGTTTCGCCATTTTGTTCATTATGAACTCCTTTTTCTCATTGTAAAACCTTCGAATTCGCCATCCTCTTCAGCGAGGGTTACAAATTCGAACTCAAGTAAATCTTCTTTTTGCAAACCAAGTTGCTTGACTACCTGAAATGGTAGCTCTATGTTATTGCCTTTACCAACACGTGTAACAAATTTCTCTTGGACAAATAAAAGTTTATCGGTTGCCATAATATTCCTCCGTTTCGTCTATTTATGACGCTTCAAGGAGTTTAGAATTAGAGGTTTCAAGCACCACATAATCACCAAAATAGTAATCGAACGTTTGAACCAGATGAGTGTAATCATCTTGTCGCATTTCGATCACTATCCTCTCTGGGTCCATGCCCAGTTGCCGACCAAGTTTTCGAGCGTAACCTATGAGAGTAAAAGCATTACCCTCTGGGCCATCTAAGTCGATAACTTGTACACCACCCTTTGACGCTTGTTTAATCATTAACCCCAATCCTTTTTCATTCCAGTTTCTTCTTGTTCCCCATACCCGAGAGTATAGGCCTTAACCTCAGCCTGAGTCATATCGTCCAGATCGACACGTGGGCTTGAATAAGTTGCACCTTCATAATAATGAGGCTCGAAGGGTCGACCATACCAAGAGTCAGCAGAACCTCGGTCATACGGACTCCCGTGCCTTTCATACAAACGAATATGATCAGCGTTGTCCTTTAAAGTAATCATTATACAATACCCTCTTCTACGAGTACAAGTTCCAAAACCTCAGTGATACGTCTCTCAACCCGCGCGTTGTCAGCTTCAGACAACTCACCACGAATCTCCAAAAGACAATCCAGCTCGTTTTTAAGATCTTCAACATTCATTATGCAGCCTCCAACCAGCCTAGATTGTTTCGCATATTTTCAATTTTTTCGAAGCCGTAGGCCGCGCAAAAGAAGAACTCACCGTCCATTTCAAAGATGTCACCCATCGATGAAGAAACACCTCGGTCACCGACAACATCCACCTTGGGCATATCTTCTTCCAACCACAGGTTGGTGATTCGAAAAGCCTCTTCGAGGTCATCAACATAAACGTTATAGGCCTCAGTGTAAAAGTGAGAATGTTCTGGGTTAAATTTACCGAAAACAGAAGCATCCAACCGAGCCACATTGGCTGGTACCGCATTATGGTCAGCCTTCTCGTTAATCAAATCGATCTCTTCTTGGGTCAGTTGAATCTGGTAAATCTTGATCATGTTTTTTCCTTTTCAAATCATCTTTTGTATGTGTACATACTATCACGCATTGAGGCAGAAGTCTACCTTTTTTTCATCTTTTTTTAGATTAATTTGTTATAAGGATATAACAGTTTGTTATAACTGATTATGACGAGGATCTTGGGCTTGTTGCTTTTTTCTTTTCTCTTCTTTTGAGAGAAATCTGTCCTCGTCTACCCAGGGTCTTTGATTATCGTAATCTTCACCATATCGCCCTCTTGATTGATTACCATCTGAGTTCAATTCTGTCATTTCTTGTTGCTTCTGCTTGTAATTACTTGGCATAAGTGCACCTTTAGGGTATGGGGTCGATTTATATATGAGTCTATCGATTACAAACCCTGCGTCTCAAATCGCTAGAGCTAAATCGGTGGTCTCTCTTATTGAAATATAATTCGATGTCTCGCTTTCTGCAGACGTCCTTGCCTGTGAACTCTTTGTCTCGGTATTCCTCACCTAGAATACGAATGTTAATGGGATACATCTGCAGGATATCCAGCAGATCTTCTTCTGATCGATATGGGATGATCTCGTCGACATAGCTGACTGCTTTGAGCTGTGTATACCTCTCGACCAGGGTTTGGACTGGAGTGTTTTTCTCGGGTCGGTCGAAACTGGGATCTACTTGAAGACAACAAATCAAGTAATCACATTGGGATTTTGCGTCTCGTAACATTGATACGTGACCTGCGTGGAGCAGATCAAACGTACTAGCTGTCATTCCAATCTTCATGTCTTAAGGTATATCTGAAAGCAAATTAATATGATCATCCAAAAAGGAATAGTGTAGGCCAAGCCCCAAAGTAGACCCCTGAAGAACCGGGATGGTTCTTCGGTGGGGCGGGGTCTTTGGCAGACGAAGGAGTCTTCGTCCATTATGCAGCCTCAGCAAAGTCGAGTGCAATGTTCAAGGCATCTACCTTTTTCTTTGCATTCGAACCAAACCAGGCAGAGGTCATACGAGTGTCATCAGATCGACCAAGTTCATGGTCAGTCAGATAGGTCACTGCGTTGTATGCGTTCCACCAGGTACCAGGTCGGAATTCTGCACCAGGCTGTGTCTCGACAATTTCGAGAGCGCGTTCTCCGGTTCGGGAGAGTTTCTTACCTTCCTTGTTTGACTCACCAAACACTTTGCCAAGGAATCGTTCGAAATCATAATCAGTATAACGCTTGGAACCAAGAAGGGTTGCAGCCTCTTCGAATTGTTCCAGACGTTGATGTCCAAGACCGAGGACTTGTTTCACTTCCTCAGCATTGAATTCACGTCGATGATTTACCTTGACTGAAGGCTGGCCCTTTTCCGCAAGGGCCATGGTCAACGTGTTGTTGCATACAACACGCTCTAAGACAAATTTGATATCAATCGATTTGCCATAGATGTGGGGGTTAGAGAACAACAGGTAACCACGTACCTCGTCTCCACCAAATAATTTGAAACCGTCTTTCACATCAGCGAGGGCCCAGACGATCTGGCCATCCTTTAATGATCCGGCTGTGTCCATCATCATATCACCAGAGGACACGAACTCTGAGAAGAATTCGAAGGCCTCAGCGTTCTGGACAGGTTTCCAGTCCTCGCCGATCATAGGGGCAAGAACAGATTGATCTGATGTACGAATCAGAGCGTTGGTTCCGGTTGCGATTTGATTGCCGTTGATGTCGACAAAGGTGGGTACAGATTCCACTTCCCAATCAAGGCCAGCAGCCTTCATCATTTCAGCGGGGGTGAGATCATCACCAACAGCAGTACCTAGTCGATGCCATGGTCGACCTTCAGACTCTCGGTATGCCATTTGCGCCTGACCGTTGATGATTTCAAGTTCGTGTGCCATAATATAAATCCTATAATTTGATTTCAATTTAATATGGGAGCCATTATACCATATTAAAAGCGAATTGTCAACACTTTTTTGAAATTAATTTAAAACAATTGTGATAGGGGAGCAAATTTGGAAGTCACAGCCGAAATATGTCCAGCCGAGGTTCTCGATGCCCGAATCCCAGTCCTCTTCATAGGCCTCTTCAGCCTCTTCTTGCATTGCCTCGAGAGCGTCTTCATCGACTTCTTTATCCATTCCGTAGCAATCAACAGAAAAGAAACATGCGCATTCGTCTTCTAGGTCTTCTACCTGGGCATCATAATCTTCACTGAGCTCGATAAAATCGTCTTCAGCAGGAGGCAGACAAAAAGCCTCAGGCGAGAGGTCTTCTTCAAATAATTCTCGGTGCTCTTGCTGAATGTCTTCCCACGAATCATATCCTCGGCTTTCGGCAAGCTCTAAGAATTCTTCATCTGTTTCGGGGACGTCAATAGAAAACTCACCCCATCGGTAGGTACTCTCTTTTCGAAGGAAATACTTTACTCCATCAATTTCCTTGATCCAAGTGTTGAGTTCTATGATTGATTTTTTGTAGATCGGCTTAATACTATAGTTTTTCATTAATGTAGGGTTCCTGCCTTATAGAGACCATCGGCCATACGATGGACGTATTTGTCGTATCCGGCCTGTAATATTTCTGTTACAGTGGCGAATCGTTCATTTTCAGTTTCAAGTGGTAAGAGCCGTAATGTCAATTTGGCTGTGTCTGGATTTGCCGAAAAGAATGTCAACATCCAATGTGCAAACCCTTTTGCCGCTTCTTCATCTTTGAAGGCTGCAGCTCTATCAAAATCATATACATCGTCTGCGGCAAACATGAGCCCGATCTGTTTGGTTACCGTACCACCTTTTCGAAAGGCTTCGAGTAACTCATCGAATTCTTCACCCAGGTCAGACGCATTATAGGTTCCAATAAATGCACCTTTGGTTTCATCTACAATGATCCATCTAAGGTCCTTCATGTAACTCTCCATATTTCTTACGAACAGCTGCAAAGTGTTTGAGCCATCCGTGTGTGCCTATTTTAAATACCTGTGGTTCTGAATCATCCACGGCAATCAAAACCACACCCTGGGTAATTGGGATACCCGTCATTTCATAGAATGCAGCTGCATAGAAAGAAATCTGCATAAAATAATTTGTGATCTGTCCTTCATCCTTTGGACGTTTTGATGTCTTGAAATCGATGACCGAAAGCTTTCCATCCCATTCAGCAATACAGTCAACCTGTCCGGCTGTCTTCAAGGTGTCGCTGTATAGGTATTCCTCTTGAAACCAAATATTGTTGATATGCTCATCAATCAGTGGTCTGATCGTATTGAAGGTAAATAGATTGACTGGTGTCGCACTTCCTTTCCACGTCTCGACATTGTCGATATAATCTTCGCAGAGTTTGTGGACTGCCGTACCACGACCTGCAGCTTGACGAGAGATCTTATCGGCAACATCATGGCCTACACGATCTCGCCAACGTTTGATCGAATCTTTGCTTAGGATAGATAGAACGGTTGTGACAGAAGGATACGCATCACCTTTATCGGTGAAGTATTTCCTACCCTCATCGGTGGTCTTTCTGGTTAATTTGGGGAGCTCGACCCCATGTGCTTTGTGAGTAAACATATTCATGGGGCCATTATATCAGATAAAAGAATGTTTGTCAACCCCCTATCATCACTTTCGGGAACCCGGTCGAAACAGCTCCGAGATCAGCGGAGTCTCCTATTCGGCCTGCAGCAATGCCTCCTATAAAGACCTTGGATGAACCGACGTTTACTATTTGGCCGGGATGGGGCACACAACTACCACCAGATAAAATTGTGTGTGGGGTAAGAGGAGCACCAACGACAGCTGCAAGTGGCCCTCCAATGAATACCTTGGATTGTAAGGTTGACGCTATTGTAGTGACCGGGGTACACGGATGGTTCGTGACTACCGAATCTCCTACTCTTGCTGCTGCGGGCATTTTAGTTTCCTGTAAATGATTGAATCAAAGCGAATGCCTTTGAGGCATCCCACTCAACAGTAAAATCGTAATCATAGCTTATTGGCGTATCACCAAACTGAGGAGTCACATCAACAGATATATTATATGTGTATGACGTAGTTGTCGGTTGTTTGTGCTCTATAAAGACCTCATCTGGGTCTGGTGTGTAATTATAAGCAGCCAACATACCCACGGAATTATTTGATATCTCAGTGAAATAACCGTCGGGCACAAATTCTGTTGAGGTAACACTATTTATAATCTGAGTGTCCATAAAAGAAGTATTGACAGTCAACGATTGGCCAAGTGTGTTCGTAATTGTCTTGCTGGAAAAGACTGTATTGGCACCTTGAATCGTATCGTAGGTTGTCGATTCTATCGTGGTACCATTAGAGCTTGGAATTGTATTGAATGTTTGAAAGGTAAAAATTTCATCGAGAAAATTGCCTATAATTGCCAATTCTCTTACTTCGATAACATTATTTGCTAATCTGCTTGCGCCTGGTATCATGGTTGGACTAATTGATACATTATCTATATCGTAGACAGCAGTATTCGAGTAGACTGTGTTAGCTCCACTCTCCGTGTCTATAATTGAATTATTAACATATAACTCCACCTCAAATTGAAACACCCTATCAGAAGGATGCGCGTTTGATAAGATCGTGGGTAGAGTATTGGAATTGGGGTCCGAATCGAACCCCGCCTCCGTAATACCGAATCCGGTACTGTTAACTATGTATTTTAGATCGCCAATGGCCACTATACTGCCTCTAAGAACCTCTCGGGGTTATAACCCTCTTTGGCAAGTATATATTCTTTGACCAAACCGGAACGAACGATGTCGTTGATACCAAAATTGATAACCCTAAATGAAGGGATTTTTTCTAGGACCTGAAGGAACTCAGGCAGGCCAGATACATCCATTTTGTGTCTGTTCGTTGCTAGATCGTCTTGCTTTGTGTCTCCACAAAAGATGATTTTAGAGCATTCCCCGACACGGGTGATGATACTGTCTAGTTCGTGTAGTGTCATTGATTGGCATTCATCGACGATGATGATTGAATTGTCAAAGGTAAGCCCTCTGACGAAGGATGAGGTGGTGAACTCCACCATATTTTTTTGTTTGAGAATATCCCAAGCGTCTCCACGTTGGAAAAGATCTACGCATATGTCTGCGTAAGGGGTTGTAAAAACTGCCTCCTTTTGTTGTTTATTACCGGGCATGAAACCCTGCTCCCGTGTCTGTACGGCTGACCGTACGACGATGATTTTTTCATAATCAGGTTTGGATAAGATATCTCTTAGTCCAAGGTACATTGCGCACATTGTTTTACCCGTGCCTGCAGTACCTACGGCAGCGATGTTATACCCCCTTGTATAATCATCAAAGAACTCCTCTTGCGAGGGTGTCAAAGGATCGATACGTCTCATGTTGAATCGATTATTGACTATGTAGTTTGTAGTGCTTTCATTTCTCCTTTTTTCTTTTCGTGAGAGTCTTCGTTGCTGTTTAGACATTGGGACCTCCTTGCATGACCCCTTAAGTCAGAAGTCATTGATCGTGTTTTTTATTGTTCTTGAACCGGGATGGTTCTCCTTTGCTTTTTTTAACACATCACGAAAATTCGCATCGGGCTTTTTGAGCCCGAGACGTACTGGGTCACCGATTCCCAGAAAACCGGTCATTAATTGCTGTATATGAGGATTGGCTGCTAGATATTCTTCTTTCGCAGCGATAGACATGAGTTTAGAAAACTCTTCTTGGGTATTAGTATCTCTAAAATCGTATGTTGGCATAAAACTCCACCTAATGCATTTATTTATATAAGCGATTCGTAGATTTCACGCCAATTCATCACAGTCTTATAAGGAGTTTTCATATCCTTATTATGAGAATGATGAATGAGGATTGGATCAAGTCCTACCTTTTCTCCTGCCTCACAGTTGAGGTATTTATCTTCGACCCAGAGACAACCAGTGTCTCGATATTCTTCGAGGGCCTCATCCTTGTCAGCACCACATTCTAGGCAGACAATCTTTTCAAAGACTCCCTTACCGAATACGGTCTCGAGGTTCTTCCTTCGAAGTTCTCCAGCGTGTCGGTCTGTACTGAGTGAGGTGATACAATGAAACACATAACCAAGTTCTTCGTAGATCTTGGTCACATATTTCTTCGCATCCCTGAAGGGGGTGAGAGAACCAATCGCAGCGCTCTCATTATAGATTCGAACGTATTCACGTCCCTTTGCTTTGGTGATCCCATAGGTGTCACCTACAGAATATACATCATTTCGTATTGGAGTGAGGCCGAACCTATCTTTCATGTAGGTCGCGAAACCGTATTCCCAATCCAATAGGACGCCATCACAATCAGTGAGGATTACTTTGTCCTTCATAGCTTTACTTCTCCATTTCATATTGTCATACTATCACACATTTGGAGAAATGTCAACACTTTTTTGAAATTATTTTTAATTATCTCGCCAATCTCGATACGTCTGGAATTTCTCTTCACGTCGATTCCGGCGTTGGTATTTAGCACCACCTTTCTTCTGCTTTTCCCTTCGTCGGTCTTCGTTGATGTCACCCCATTCGTCAGCATAGGGATCTGAAGATTTTCCTTTACGGAAATTCTTATATCGCTTTGCCATTACACTATCCTCGTCTCGTAAATAGTAGGAAATGCCTCTTCGAGGGTCTTGGCTGTAAGCCCCTTCAGTGGTTTCTGAGCAATCATCTTGCAAAGAAGTTCGGCGTCATTATTATCAACGTCTTCTAAAAGACTGATGAATAAATTTTCTCTTTTTAAAACGGGTAAATTATCGTATCCACCACCCTTGACAAAAATTCTAAGTCGGCGGGCCTCATTATACATCATACCCTCAACACCAATGTAATCGTTTTTCTTCCACGGCGGTGGTGTATTAGGTATTAAGAATTCAATAGATTTGTCGTAGGTCAATCGGAGTACTTGTCTTAAAGGTATAGAATCGTACTTTCGAAGCCATTGTATCTTGTCGGCCTTTTTCGAAAGTTTAGGTAATTCGTCTACAATTTCCGCTAGGGATAGTCGCATGGGCATATCAAAAATCCTGAATATCTGTCATGAGGTTTTTTAGTTTTTTCTGGACAAAGAAATTAAAGAGTTTCTCTCTGCCGATGGGTTTCTCTTCGGCAAATTTAGCTAAGATTTTATCTTTATATTCTTGGGGTACCTGAGACAAGTCAATCATTGCCTTATTACGATTGTATCTTAATGTTGTCTCCACATCCATTTCAGCATTCTCTTTAAGCAATGCTTCCATTCTTTTTTTGGTCATAGGCTTTTGCCTTTCACCAACCGCCAAACAATTATCAGCACTGAGGACGTTTGGTACACCGTCGCCAACATCTCCTTTTAAAATGTGTTCTTGCAAATATTTATGGGGATTCGCGTTTCTGATCCATCTTTTTCTTACTGGATCAAACTGAGAAACATTCGCATACGTATGGAGCTGGATGTAATCCTTATCGCCCGATAGAATCAGAATGGGTTCAGAGCCCATGTTGAGCTCGGTGCCATATTCGTGTACGATGGTGCCGATGATGTCATCCGCCTCACACCTATCGAACCCAAGAACCTTGTAAGGAAAGTGTTCATTGACCTCACACTTCAAGGTATCCATAATTTCAAAAAGTGCATTCCAGTCGATTTCAGATTCACTACGATTCTTCTTTCGGTTGGCCTTATAGTAAGGATAGAGGTCTCGTCGCCAGACATTTCGATTGTCTGTGCAGATGACCAATTCACCATACTCTTCGGAGAATTTCTTGCGATTGTATCGGAGTGAATTGAGGAACATATGTCGAACGAGATGATCATCTAATTCGATGTTGTGGTGGTTTCCAATCGAGGCGAACAGGTTCGCAAGGATAACCTGGTTATAGTCTACCAAAATCATGTTATTACCATTGTTTAATTTGATCGAGTATTATATCACTATTGATCGTCAAAGTCAAGACCCTGCTTGCCATCCCACTCTTCATAAGAGATATTATCTTTCGCGAATTGCTGTAGCGGATGGTCAAGCCCCTGGGTCATTAGGTGCAGAGATCGTATTGATTCGAGTATCAGAATCATTGATGGGAAATGCTTATCAACATCTGAATTCAAATCACACCCAGCACGACCAAGTTCACCCAAAAGATTTTGCCATAGAATCTCAGCAATCTCATCTGAATAACTTTTCTTGTACTGTTTGATCTGCTCTGCTATCTCTTCCGCACTCTGTGGGGGTGACCCAGGAAAGTGCATCTGAGGGAACTGAATGATGTTATCCTTCATCTTCTTCATCTTGATTATCGAATTTGTAAATCAGATTGGCCAATAATGAGTTCCACATGGTCGTGAATGACTCTATATTATTTCGGGCCAAAGCGAAGCGATCGGATTTTGAAAACCGATTGAAATAATTTTCATCTTGCTTGATTGTGTTGATTAATTGCAATGCGACAGAGTAACAGAAATTTGCATGCTTGCCTAAATCTTCATTATAATCATACATGATTGTCGCATTACTTGCCGTCTCTGCCAAGGCTCCATAGTTAGGATGGACACAAATGACCTGGCTCTTAATTGCCTCAATCAGTGCAATACAAGATGTTTCTTTCCAAATATTCGGATAAAGAAAGATGTGAGCCTTATCGAGATAGTACAGAACCTCTTCGTTTGGTCTTGAGCCGTGATACGTCATCTTTGGATGCTCTTTAATTTGCTCGAAGACTTCTTTATACATCTCATCACGCTCAGGCCATCCATAGATCTCGAACGAAGAGAATACATCAAGATGAATGTTATCGTGTGTCTTGCACAATTGGTCGAAGATAGGAACCAACAATTCAAGGCCTCGATGGGGTGTCGTGTGATAAATGAAGCGAATCGTATCTGTTGGCTTATCGACAGGATTGTATTGCTTTTCTACTGCGTTATAGATGACAGAACAATCAGAATATGGAATACCATACATGTTGATGTACTGATCTCGTTGCCAGGCCGAAACAAAAACGAAATGATCAAACTCTTCCCAGCCTCGGTTGAATAGAATTTTATTCTCTGGATCTTCTGCCAAATCGTGGCAATATAAGATATTAGGAACATCATCGTATATCTTTCTAGGACGCGAGAAGTGAATCGCAAAATTCTCTAATAGATCTGATCTAACATTATTGAGTAGACGCTTACGCATCTGCTCTGACCCACCATTGGCATTACCAGATAATTCTGATTCTACGACTTCGCCTTTATAGACACAACTCATATTATTCTACCTTCTCAATACTCTTAAATAAATCAACTCTGAATGATCTCCAGCCATCTTTCTCGACATCCCACACAGAGATGACTTTCTCTCGCATTTGGGGATACCGGGTCTCGGCTGGATGAATTGGTTTGACAGGAATCTTATCAGACATCAAGGTGCATTTCATGAGTCGGCTTTCACCGTTCACCTTGGTGAACTCTACCAAACATACACTCTCTTCTAACATCGAAACTATTTCATTACTATCCATTGCAATATCCTTTTATATATGCCTAATTCATTGATCTTGATAGCTGTGTATAGATATCACTCAAGATCTGGTGGAATGACTCTAGGGTACCATTATTGTGTACACGATAGGTAAGAAGCTGCAGCTGTTCGGGCAACATATCTTCCTCTTCTATCTCTGTACGATGACCTATAATCATTTCATTCTGTAATCTTCCATTGAAGTATTTACGAGAGTCACCTCTATAGGAACACCCGTCTCTGGTAATCTGAACCAGTACTATATCATATGGATTGACCTTCTCTAAGATGGGAGCAATCTCTTCACTGAAACCACCATCACTGATGGCATAGTTTTCTCCATCCTCAATCTTCTCCGCGACCTTCTGGCCAAAGAAATCCTTACCATATTTTGGTTTAATAACATCTTCTGATACATGGATCAAAGCCGATCGGCGAGAATAACCGTGGAGTGCAGATTTCGGTTCTTCTTTTATTGCTCGATCATCATAGCCATCCATGAACCATTCACGTTTGACATTAAAGTACTTGCATGTTTCGTCGATCAAAACATCTTTGAAAGACAGGTGACGAAAACCACGGTTCACAAACTGAGCCGTGGCCTCGTCTTTTCCTGCTGCGGGCGGGCCATTAAAGATTATTATCATGTTCTTTCAAGAATCCATATTTTGCTATATAGTAGGAGTCCACGACATCGTCGATTGGACTTTTAGATTTGGGTATTATATCAAACTTAGCGTAAATGTCAACCCCTGTTTCGTCAATAAACGCTTCAATCATCTGTTCTTTCTTGGCGTTACCCTTACCGGTAGCCAATTTCTTGATCTCTGTCGGAGCTGGTGTCTCTATTCGATACCCTAATTGGTCTAATCGATATTTAAGAACACCAGCATTCTCTGCTATCTGGAATACACGACCGACTGCCCCGAAGGCATATCCTTCGACGTAGACAACATCTGCCTTGTGGTGAATGACCTCACGAAGAACCGATCGAGAAAGTTTCCAATATCTGTCATAATCATTGGTCCATGTAGGATGCCGTGCCGGAAAGAAGCCATCGCCTCGATGTTCAAGGACACGATCGCCACCAGTTTTCGTATGCAGGAGATAAAAGAATTTGCAATTTTCAACAGACCATTCATCACCACTATGGACACAGAAAGCCGGACTCGACAGACTGTAATCAACACCTACTATCACCATAATAAACACCTCAATTCATTTGAGATATTTATTCAGCCCTAAAGAATACGTGAGCTCCTATCCTGCCGACAGAGTAAAAGTGTTTGTTCCACGAGGGGGCTACATACGTCGTGTGGTAATGAGTAGCTCCTTCAGTAATCCCCCGATAATGTTCTTCTTTCAAAATGGAATAAGCCACATATTGAGCCTGTGCCCAGGCCTCGAGTTCATGTGGAGTGTCATCTTTACCGTCACAGTACCAAGAAAACTGACACATGTTTCGAATTGGAATCATCTTCTCTGGGTCTTTCCACGAGGGCTTCATCTTCCCCTGATAGACGACATCACAGACCGTGTTAGGATACCTCTTATTCTCAACACGATTTAGGACGACGTCTGCGACAGCGTACTGTCCCGCTAGATTATCGCTTCTGCTTTCATGGTAGATATTCAGTGCAAGACAATGAGCCTCGCTAGTATCCATCAATTGCCAGAATTGATCGTGGATAATGATAAAGGGTGAGTCTTTGGTATCTCCCTTGGCATTTTCACTGAACATCCACAGGAACATACCTGCGAGTATCATAAGGCCAAAGATAGCTGGTTTATAACTTGATTCATATTTTTTCATCGCATCACCATGATCTGATTTTCGTCAACAAGAGCGTTACTTGGTCTTTGAAGATCTCGCTTAAATGCACCAGTACTAACAATGAGCAGCATAATAGCAAGAGGGTCAAAAACAAGAACGATAATAATGATAACCCACCTAACTGTAACATCGAAATAATTACTTGCTTCATCTCCATATATTAACTCCGCGATATATTTGAGAGGCCCGATTTCGGCTTCGAGGTCTAGTTGTGTTTGTCTTAGAGGTATCAATTCCTCTTGGTAAGTTTGGATTGTTCGTTGGCCGGCTTGGATCGTGTCTTCAAGTTCCGACCTTTCTTCTTTTTGGGATTCACGTACAGCAATCGAGCCTTCTGGCCCTCTGATTCTATCATAATCGATAAGTGTTTGTACTTGTTGGTCGAGACTCTCAAGCACAGATTCTGCTGATCTAATATTTCGCTTTTCAGATTCGATTCTGCTTTCAAGTAACTGTATTTGTATATCATTGTTGCCACCCACCGAAATCGATTGTTCTATGTGGGCCTTAGACAGATACCCAAATATCCCCATAGAAGTGATGAACATTAATAATAATATTGCTGTCGTGAAATAGGTCTTTACCAAAAAATTTATTTTGTCCCACTCATAATGTAGCCAAGCGGCAGAGACTAGTTTAGCAAATTCTAGTATCCCTGCCATAATGACTACCGAATAAAAGGCCCCTGAGAATATTGTAGCTAGTCCTACGATTGAGAACCAGGCGGCACATGAGGCCAATGCTATTGAGGTGAATAGCGTGAGGTATTTCATGTGGTTATTTAGGACTTAGCGTACATCCAGACACCTTCACTTGATCATCGCAGAAATTTCTTCTGCATATTTTTGGTTGGTTACTGGAACTGCATTACTCTTGTGGAGCGTTGCGATTCCGATGACGTAGTCACCTGTATATTGTTTTGATTCAGATCTGCGGCCTGCTGTTGAGGTTGGTTTGTAGTCGTGGAGGCTTGGATACTGCTGGGATTCGAGTCGCCTCTGTTCAGCATATGAAATACACGTTGTTGATTTAGTTGCCTCGATTGGACGAAACGGCGGTGGCGTGTATTTCGCATAGACTTCTCCTTTAGGCTTTTTTGGTTTCCGGCGACGACCGGAAAAATCATATTTATGGGAATTGGGTAGGTACACTTAGTCGTCCTCCCATTCCATCAAATTATTTTCGATTTCATTCAAGACATTACGAAATCCTGCGTAGAGAAGAGTATATTCATTTTCATCTAACCAGGCCTCGATCTCATCGTATTCCTTCTGGCCTAGCTCTTCAATACCACAATCGTAATGATTCTCAACGATGTAGATAGCATCTTCTGTCAGTCGAGACTCGATGTTATCTTCCCACTTGTGTAGCTTTACTGGTTCAAATGCCATATCAATCTCCTTATTAGGGGGCCATTATATAACAATCTTACCCATTTGTCAACCATTTTATTTTTCTGTAACTGTGTCGTCTGCAGTAGAGATCTAATTGCCTCTGATGGCAATAGGAAGGGGGTCCGAATTGTTGGATCATTGATTCAAAGGATCGATGGGGCCTTGTGTTCTCAGGTTGAGAATGTTCCACATATCCACCTAGATCGAACAACTTAGAATTCAGTTGTTCCCATAGCTCTTTATCGGGGTCTTCAATCCGGTAATAGATGTCGGGTTTGAGCTTTCTTATTACGTCATCGAATAGACATATGCTATCAATGGATTGATCGATTGGGTTGGCTGAAGGAGTCCAGCCTAGATCTCGCATGATACGATTGGCCTCAGAGCCTTGTTCCCATACCGTATAGACCATCGAAGGAATTGTATGTCTAGGGTCACGGGTATTGTAAATCAAGACATCTGAGTCAGGCCTCTTATAGCCATAATCTTGAAATAATTTAGCAAAATGATATCCCAGTGCACTATGTGAGTACAGTGGGTCAAACCTATCACGAATTAATGGCCAGGCAACTGTTCCATCTGGTCTGCTGATCTCATGACCAACATCCATGCCCCAAAGATTGAGAAGCTTTGTGACGTATCCCGTGCCTGTTCTAGGATGGCCTAGGCCTAGAATCTTTACTTTCCGAATCGGGCTTCGGTGACTTGTCGGTCTTGGGTTGCTCATCATCTTTTTTACCAAATATCTTATCCCAGTTTGAATCGTATGTCGTGTAACAGATATTCATAGGTCTTCGCCTATCTCCCTTTCCATTCATAATGCTAAAAGAGTATTCTCTTCTCCTCGTCTCACCATCTTATAACCTATATCTTTGTAGAGTGTGATCGTTTCATCAATCACGGCCTCTGCTGTTAGGATGTTAGATTCGAATTCTATAAATTTAGGCCAATGTCCCTTGGGCCTATCTTTCAATACAGGAAGAAAGGACTGAAGAATATAGCAGTCGCCTCCCTCGGTATCTACTTTAAGAACATTTATTTCTCCGACCTCATTATCGTCTAAGAGATCACCAATTGGTATCGTGTCAACCTCTTCGGTGGTGACAAGATGTTGGAGCTTTCGATGTTTGTGCTGATAATGATAGTCGCCCATAGAATTGCAACCTCGAATCCATGGCGGTAAATTATTTTCCTGAATTACATTATCCGGTATGTAGTATACCTTCTCCCGGCCGTGGTTGCCATCTAATGACACGGCACAGTTCAACTTCTTTACCCCTCTTGGATTGGGCAAGCGGTCCAGATAATACTTGATGGGTTCTACCGAGATCCCTATGGTATTATCATTTGCGCGTTGGATGAATGTGTCGAAATCAGAAGTGCCTATTTCAATAAAATCATATTTCATAATTAAATTACCTTTACATCAAAGTTAAGAATACATCGAACTCCGTTTGTCGGACCTGTACTGCTATGATATCTATCTCCCTTAAACACCACGGCTCTTCCCTTCTTAGGTGATACTGATTGTAGGGGTTCCCATTTCGCAGATTTCCATTCATTGATGGTCTTAATCTCTTTATTCACTCGTTGTTTGAATAGAGTCGTGTCTCCGTCGATATCGTTTACATAATAGAGACATACCCAATGATCGTCTGGCCTATCGACGTGAATGTTATCGTATTCTTGCCTGACGTTTGGATGAAGAGGAAACGATAAGAAAGATCGAGCATCTAATATCTGGTCGAGGGTCTTGCCTGCCTTGGTTAGTGCCTCCGTCGGTAGAAACCTAAGTGCGTTATAGAAACCAGGCAATTCAAATGGAGGCGATTCCTGTTTGAAATAACAGGCAATTGCTGGGGTAAATGTGGTCACACCTAAACCAGCCATCTCACTCTCATTCAAAGCAATATCTTTATAAAATTTCCAATCAAGTTGCTGATTGAACATCAACTTTTCAATTAGGTCTTGGTTTTCTTTAGATATCACATCATCAATGACAAAAATATCATTCATTAATCTTTCGGCATATGAACGTCTGGAATGTATCCTTGTTGAGCCTCAACATAATCCCTGAGCCAATACTCCATAAATTGAACATCTGCTTTATTAAGTGTTGAGATTTGATGGGCTAAATTATAACACAATTTTTGCATTTTGTCAATCTGTGTTTTCGTAATTTTCGCTTGATCATTATTATTCATTTAGTTCACTTTCGCTCCCTTATTCTATAAAACTTTGCGTTTTCACTTGCGATCCAAGCACACACCAAATTCAGTGGGATACATGAATATAAAAAATTAAGATTATAAAACCATGCTATCATCCCACACAGTATCGCTGCGGTAACGTTTGCATGCATGAAAAGAGTCTGCGCATAAGCAGACTCAATCCAATTTATTATTTTTGTTTTGCCACCCACTTATCATACTCCTTCTGGTCGACAACGCCTTCCTTCAAGAGTTTCTCACGATTTTTCATATGCTCATCTTGTACGTCGTCTTTCGACTGGCCCCAGTACTCTACACAGTGACCTTCTTCAATCATTATTTCTGTGACACAGCACCAGCGATCATGTTTGTGATCATAGACTGTAAAGTCACCAAGGATACGCCCGAATTTACCTTTGGCATCTTCTCCGTTTCTATCCTTCATTGTTTTCAAAACACATTCTTTGCCAAGAAGTTCTTTTAACCGCTTCTTTGCTGCAAGGCCAAATAACTTTTCGACCTTATCTCTGGTTCGACTTTCGGGTGTATCAATACCCATGATGCGAACTCTCTCATTCTTTAACCAAATACCAAAACCTAAATCAATGTCAATATCGACCGTATCACCATCTACGACCTTCAATAATTTAGCTTTATATTCGTACATCTATCCTTACTCCGATTGAATGATTATTAACTACTACGGCTGTTCTCATACCAATCATAGTCCATTTAGCCCAATCGGGCGCATCTTTTTCAATCAGTGAGTACATGGCGGCCATGCTAATAGCACCTGCCACAATTACTTCTTTATCGGTTACATGAGAGTGTCCAAAAATTGGATTGGCCTCGATATAACAATCACAAGGATCTCTCATTGCCGATCTTGATTGTAACATATCAACAGCAGTCAAAGCCGCATATGATCCGAAAAATATCTTGTCTTTTTTATCCCAGTCATTCCAACCTGCATACGCTGTGGTTGGTAACAATAATAAACCCATAATCACCAGCTGCTTGCACCAACCGGTCATAGGTCATCTCCTTTACTCTGTTAGTAATTGAATGATTCCACTCTCCCAATTTTCAACTACATCTTCAGCATAATGCCTGCTCTTACCAGGCAATTCTCGTATTTGGACGAGTCTATCATTTTCGAATAAATCAACCACATAATAGTTTTCGTCATCGGGCACTGTTTTATATGCCTGTCTGATTTCAGCTCTTCTGCTCATCTTCTAAATCCTTCCGTTTTGTTTCTTTCTTAATGTGATATACAGCTCCCAAATACATACAAGCTGTATACGCCATCATGCAAAGACCTACAAATATAATTCCATTGAAGAAAACCGTTAGGTTCACCTTCCTTGGCCTCTGTATTTCTTATATGATGCTTTCTTTCTTTTGTTGAGAGATGCCCTCTTAAAATGGCCATCGCCGATTGATGTTCCCTTTGGCTTTTTATCTGGTCTTACTACAGTACCCAATCCACCCCGAGCCTTAGCCATGATTTTACTCCTTTAATAATATTCGACTTATTTGGAGTGCCAGTTCATTGAACCATTTTGTATTGTGTCCTCGTGTGGTTTCGGCTGCGGTACCTATTCGGATACCAGAGGTTTCCATGAAACTTTTTGGATCATTGGGGATTCCATTCTTATTCACTGTGATGTCACAATCTTCTAATATATCGGCTGCTTCTCGGCCAGTATATGGGGTGTTAGACAAATCAAGTAAAATAATATGAGAATCGGTCCCGCCAGTCAAAACTCTAAGACCTTTATCACTGAAAACTGAACACATTTCCATAGCATTATTTATGACTCTTCGTGCATAAATTTGAAATTCATCAGTATTTGCCTCAATAAAAGCCTGGGCCTTTGCAGCGACAATATTCATTAGAGGACCACCTTGGGTACCGGGGAAGACACCTGAATTAATTTTTTTAGTCAATCCTTTGTCATTCCATAAGATAAAACCACCCCGAGGCCCACGAAGTGTTTTGTGAGTGGTAGATGTGACGACATCTGCATATGGTACTGGATTGTCATAACACTTACCAGCTATCAGGCCAGAATAATGAGCCATATCGACCATTAATTTGGCCCCGACTCGATCAGCGATTCCTCTGAATTTGGCCCAGTCAATTTGACGAGAGTATGCAGACGCACCAGCGATGATTAATTGAGGTCTATGATTCTCTGCCTTTTCTAGCACCTCATCGTAGTCGATCCACCCATCGTTATCTACTCCATAAGAAAAAGACTCATAGACTTTACCAGATAGTGTCACAGGAGCACCGTGAGTAAGATGACCCCCAGATGCCAGATCCATACCTAGAATTCTATCACCTGGTTTTAATAGTGCTTGGAATACTGCGAGATTGGCATTAGCGCCGGAATGGGGTTGAACGTTAGCGTATCCGGCACCATAGAGCTCTTTCAGTTGATCGATAGCCAGATTCTCTATTTCATCATAATATTTGCAGCCGTTATAATATCTCTTGCCAGGATATCCTTCGGCATATTTGTTGGTGAACTCTGAGCCACAGAGTCGCATTACTGCTTTGGAAGCAAAATTTTCAGACGCGATCAATTCAAGTGTATACTTCTGACGTGTCCGCTCATCATCGAGCAGATCTAAAATCCTCTCGTCTATTCCCTTGGGTATCCCGGTCATAGTTCAATATCTTTCTTATTCTTCTGAGACCAGGTATAAGGATCTTTCCAATTTTTGAGGAAGGCTTTTTTCTGTTCGAGATCCCAATCACCGGCACCACCATTATGCGAATCAAATATTTGCATTGCACGGGTCTCACTGATAATATGGGCATCCATAATATTTTCGCCTAGGAATTGCTGACCAGAATCTTTAACCTCTTCACAGGTAACTGAATCTTTTATCCAATTTATGAGGTACTCATCATCGAGTGTAATATCTGGAGCATCTGCTCTGATTTCGTCAATGGGAACCATATAAACAGTTTTGACGGTGCTGATCGTGGAGACCATCGCGTAATCTTTAGGTCTATCGCTCATTGATTTTTACGCCATCTTTCATAATCAGTTTTCTTGTGTCAGGCGCAGCGCCAAAATCACGCTCATAAACAGTCTTGCCCTTATCTGGGCTTTCGTAAATTTTAGGTGTCGCCTTTGTTTCGCTTTGATTGCTCATATTTTTCTTGCCTCTTTACATTATATAACATTCGTTTCCATATTGTGTCAGCATGGGGTAATTCATTACCGAGAAATTCTACGAATTCGTCAATACCTTCAATCTCTCGTAAATATGACTGACTCTGAAAATCTAAAATTGCCTGACGATAGCCTTCCACAAGATCACGAGACCAACTTGTTTCTTCATTTTCGTGTTCGTTGTTGGACACTAGATTAACCTCTAATTCCGTACCTAATATATCTATACCAAATTCGTTCGTGACCATAATATAAAATGAATTTGATTATAAGATCTGCAATGAATACCATTCCTACTGCTTTAGGTGGAAGACCGAAGAACCATGCAATCAATGCTGTGGTGATCGATGCGATGATTCTCCATGTTACTGCTTTGGCCAGGTGCCTCTTTTTATCTACTACTTCAGCCACGCAATTCTTCTGCCTTCTGCTACCCTCCTATCGTATTCCTCGGGTGACCCAGGATATCTCCAGCCCCAGATCACAACAAGAGCCATGAAGATAGCGGTATAGGTGAGTCCCTTTGTAGAGACCTCAGTGTACCACATGATACCGAGGGAAGAGGCCATCATCACGACCATAAACACTTTTCCGATTGTAGGAAATACCTTTTTCTCATTCCAATTTCGAATGAATGGCCCGAACTTCGGATGATTCATTAACCATGCATGCATCCTCGGGCTAGATTTGGCGAAACAATATGCCGCACCTAAAAGGAAATGACTAAATGGGATACCAGGAGTCACCACTCCAATATATGCCATCACAAGACAGGCATAACCACCCGCCATCCATGCGTATCGTTTCATAATAACTCCTTAAGCGATCGCGCAAACTCCGTCCTCGCATTCTTGTTCAAAATCATATGCATCATCCCAGTTTCCTTTCATGCCGGCAACTTCATATTCTGTCACTCGATTCTCGAAGAAATTAGTATGGTCTGCACCATTTAATACCCACTCCAACCATGGAAGCGGATTGTCTTTTACTTTGAAATTAGGTTTCATGCCTAATTGCAATAGTCTTCGGTCAGTGATATATCGAATATACTGCTTGACCTCTTGCATCTCAAGGCCTTCAATGGGTCCGAGTTTATATGCAAGTTCGATGAATTTGTCTTCCAGTTTAACCACCTGACGTGACATCTCATAGATCTCTTTTTTGAAATCATCATCGATCACACGAGGGTGTTCTTTGATAAATGTCTTGAATAATTTTGAATTGCCTTCAACGTGCATCGATTCATCACGAATAGACCACTCAACAACCTTACCCATCCCCTTCATCTTACCGAATCTTTGGAAGTTGAGTAACATGACGAATGATGCAAATAGTGCGACACCCTCATTGAAGACAGATTTTGCCAATGACAGACCCAGACCCTTCATCGTGTTGGTATCTGATTCCATCATGTATTCGATCTTGTCAGCCATTTCTTTGTATTCCAAGAACGCGTGATATTCCTCAGCACCTAGACCTAGAGTCTCATTCAATAGAGCATAGGCGCGTTGATGAATTCCTTCTCGGGCTGCAAAAGATCCCAACATATTACGAATCTCGTTGTTCTTAAATTTGGGAATGAACTGATCGAAATAATTCTGACCAACAGCCACGTCGGACTGGGTAAACAATCGAAGAATGTTGGTGATGTATTCCTTCTCGGTGGGAGTGATCTTACCTCCCTTCCAATCTGATACATCTTCGTTCAGATCAAGCTCATCCTCGATCCAGTGGGCCTTCTCATGGCGTGTTGTGATTTCAATTGCCCAAGGATAATGAAATGGCTTATAGGTCTCAGAGAATTCCATGAGTCCGCCCTGCTTCTTCACCAGAGCGTTTGCAATACTCATGAAATCATTATATGTCCCAATATGCTTATCGTTAATAAAAATCTGTGGCACCGATCTAACATTCGGGTATTTCTGGTAGAACGCCAATCGCTGTTCTTCATCATCTAATTTGATTTCTGTGAATGTGTGATCTTGCTGGATGAACCAAGCCTTTGCCTTCTCACAAAATGGGCAATTCGATTTTGAATAGATGACTACCTTCATTTCTTCTCCTTAACCTTGGCAGGCTTCGCATTCGTCTTGTTGCTCTTCCGTACCATTATTAAAATTGATTGTCGTCGGATTAATTACCGTATCGAGGGCCTCTCTTTCTACCTTCGATGAAACATTTTCTGCTCTATTTGATGTTTCAGTTCTCAAATAATATAGTCCCTTACAGCCATCTTCCCAGGCTTGAAAGTGTACTTTATGTAAATCTCTCTTCTCTGCACCAGCAGGGAAGAATAAATTCAAAGATTGTCCTTGACACAAGTACTTCTGCCTGTCTCCTGCCATTTTTATGAGGGCAGACTGGTCAATCTCAATCGCGGTTCTGAATATTCGCTTGACTGAATCTGATAAGAACTCAAGATGCTGAACTGATCCGCCATTGGTAATAATAGATGACCAGATATCATCATCATTCATACCAATTTTTTCTAATTCAGCTTCGAGATATTTATTTTTGTTCAGGTGAGATCCAACTCGGGTTCTCGATGTAAACGCGTTCGCCTTCCACGGTTCGATTGAAGGTGATGTATCTACAATCATAGATGAATTCGCGTTAGGTGCGATTGCCAACATATGGGCATTGCGTCTTCCAGTACCCTTCATATCTGGAGCCTCACCCTTGGCCTTACCTATTTCAAGAGTAGCCTTATCTGCTTTTTCTTTAATATTTCTGAAGATTTCTTTATTAACTTCTTCAGCTTCAGGAGTATCAAATCCTACACCTATACTCTGAAGATAAGAATGAAACCCCATTGCTCCTAAACCTAGTGATCGTTCCATCTGAGCAGAATATCGAGCCCTTGAAATCTCATCTCCTGCATTATCAATGAAGAACTGAAGGACATTGTCAAGGAATACGATCAGATCCTCGATCATCGTTGTATCTTTCCACGCGTCATATTCTTCTAGGTTGACAGAAGACAAACAGCACACTGCAGTACGATCTTCATTGGTCACCAAATGGATTTCATTGCATAGATTCGAACCACGAATCTTCAATCCTAGCTTTTTCTGAGCTTCCGGTAGAGAACGATTCGCCGTATCGATGAAGTTGAGATAGGGTTCACCAGTACGATATCGAGTCTCTAGTAGTAACTCCCAGAGTTTTCTTGCTTTCATTGTCTCTCTAATAGAGTGATCATCTGGGTCGACCAGATTCCAATCGGCATTGATTGCAACCGCCGTCATAAAATCATCTGTGAGATTAACAGCGTGATGTAGATTCAGATTCTTTCGGTTCACATCACCCGTAGGGATACGCATATTGATAAACTCAATAATATCTGGATGTGAAATATCCATATACGCCGCATAAGAACCCTTCCGTGTGCGACCCTGGCGATAAGCTACCATGTCTGCATCTACTGTATGAAGGAAGGGCATTGGTCCAGGCGCTTTTTTAGATACCGCTCGAACATCGGACCAATGCCCTCCCACGCCGCCACCTTTGACGGACAACCATCTGAGCTCTGCGGAGTGGTCGATAAGGCCTTCCAGGCTATCTGGTACGTACGTCAGAAAGCATGATATAGGTAGGGCCTTAACAGGCTCATTTGGTAGGGGGGCGTTCGATAAAACTGGTGAAGAGTACATGAACCAACCCTTGGATACGTAATCATATATGCGTTGAGCAAGATCTGTATCACCATCAGAATAAGCCAGTGCAGCGCGAGCAAAAGCCTGCTGAGGGGTCTTCTCATCTTCTCTGCAATAATAATCCTTTAATAATTTGAGAGATTGCTCTGATAGCAAATTATCTCTTTTTTTGTCAATACGCAACCCAAGGTGTTGCATGTGTCTCTCCTTATTTCTTTTTCTTCTTCATTCGCCTGATTTTTTCAAAAAGATTCGTCATTTTTGTTTCAACAATTATTCGGTGGGCCTTTCTTCTATTCCTTGCCCTTTCGCTTTTCTGCATCCTTTCACCGCGATCTTGCATAACAATCTCCTTATTTTGAATGAGGTGGTTTCTTTACCTCCACAAACCACTCGTGTTTCCTCGACACAGGGTTGAACTTTTTCTGTCTAAATTTTTCAGGGTACTTTTTGTTTTTGTAAACTGTATAATGATAGTCGTGAGACTCCCTAGTTTGACCTTCGGGAATCAAGTAGACTATATCCTTATCTTTTCTTGCCATAATCTAATCCTCAACTATTGACGTATTTGTCTATTGTAGGGTATATCAAGTGGATGGCCCGAGCGACTTCTTGGGCCAATTCGATGTGTTCTTTCTGCGTTCCATTTGCACTTCGTAGATCTATATAGTGCATCCAAGATCGAAGAGTTCCGTTGACATAGAGCCGTGAGACCATAAGGCCTTCTGGTAGGACAGCACGGGCTTGCTCTTTGGCAATACCCATTTCAATTGCCCAATTATAGGCGTCTTTAGCAGACTCGATTACCTCTTGTTGCTTGGCATCCCATGCAACTTGTAATACTTGATCTTGAGTCTCAATACTATTTTGCCGATTCTTTGGATCTTGAAATCGTGCTTCTCTTACAACAAATTCTAAATCTTCGGTTGGATTGGCGTAACGCTGAGAGAATTCTTGAAATGAGAAGCTTCTATGTCGTATCAACTGACGAGCAATATCTCTGGTCGTTTCGACCTCAAGACAGACGGACACCATTTCAAAGGGCGACCAATGTTTGTGCTTTGCCAGATAGTTCAGAAGCTTCTCAGATGTTTCGGTATTCATCTGATTAGATGGATTGGATACTCTAGCGCAGTAGGCTACTAGATCTTGAATGTCGGATAGCTCTCCGAATTCACCTTCTGCTGCTTGAGAATAGCTGAGTAGTTTTGCTTTCATCGCTTTCTCCATGATGTAAATTTGAGCTTGGCTTCGAGGCCAGAATAGGTATTTGCCTTTATTATTGATTCCACATTTGCCCCATTAAGAAACATCTCGTTAATATCCTTTCCTAATACATTGCCTGGCCAAATACAGATCTTATGGCCAGAGTTAATCACTTTTTCCATCCTCATATGAATCTCTCGATTACGAGGTTCAGCATCGAATACAAATACAGCATTTTCGATTTTTTCAAGTCCCTTTGTATTCCCATCAGCACCAGCCATGGCCACTGCATTACTGAGAAAGAAACTATCAATTGCACCTTCAACGACATAATATGTCTGATTGAAGTTCACCTTATCAAGTCCAAAGATTTTTGGTCTCTCTTCAAACATGATAGTGATGTAACGAAGATTGGTATTAGGATCAAAGCTTCTGGCTGAGACTCCAAAGACCTTTTTATCTTCGTCTAGGAAAGGCAACACCAAACGGGGCTCGTCTTTTTCTACGTTGGTAAACTTGTCGGGTATCGTCTCGTTGATCCACGACTTAAATTTCGGAGCGTAATAGATCCGATAATGTTGATTCGTAGGAATTTGCCTCTTTTTTATATAGGAGTTCACCGGGTGATCATGCCGGAGTTGACTGATCTTTTTGATCTTTTTTAATGGATCTTTTTTATCGAAGACGGGAGGTGAAAATGAATGCTCCGATAATGGTTTAGTATCAGATGCTTTCTTGACATACTTCTCGGCGACCCAAGAATTGTAAGCTAACACATCGATAGTCTTGAGAAAATGACCAAATGAATGGCTGGCGCCACAGTTGTGGCAATAGTAAAAGAATTTATTATCTCTTTCGAGAAGCCAGCCCCGGGCCTTGGAACGAGATTTCTGTGAATCTCCACAAATGGGACATCGGAAGTTTATCTTATAGGGATTGGTAGATCGTATACGAAACCGATCTAGCCGTGCACCCAAGGCCTGAGCGTGATGCAAATCAACGAAATCAACCATAATGTATAGGTATGTTTTTAAGAGAGGGCTATCATATCACAATGACGGCTAGATGTCAACCAAAAAGTTCTAAAAGATTGGTCGTCCCTGGTCCTGCAAAGAATATGATGACAGCGATCATTCCTAGAGCATACCATTTTGATTGCTCTAGTTTTCGGACGCGCTCTTCCATCTCATCAGATATTTTGGTTACCTGGGCCAGCATTTGTGTATGCCGCTTTTCGTTCCAGAGTTTCACCTCATTTGCAAGGGCTGCATGATCTTTATGAGCAGTATTCACTCTATCTTGCATATCTTCAGCAAATTCTTCTTTGAAATCATCGAGCTGTTCTTTGAGGGCTAGTCGTCCTTCGAGGCTTTCTTTCTTTGCCTCGGCCAGTCGTTGATCGGTATAGGATAATTTAGAATCAAAATTGGCCAGGAGCTGTTGTTGTACCGCCAGTAATTTAGCTATTTCAGACATTTCATCAACAACATGATCTACCTTATCAAAGAACCTCTCAATTTGCTTGATATCTTTTTTGATAATGGCGATATCCACCTTCAGATCATTCAATTCTTGATCCATTGGGGGTTCCTCTTGTTAACGTGATCACCGAACACATGTCAACATACCTATTTATTAACAGAGGATTATTTAGAGAAAATTAATTTTGCTCTTCGTTATGCTCTAACCACTCTTCGGCAGTAGTTCCTTCGGACTCTGTCGTAGCTTCCCTGTAGTAGAGAATAAGTTCTTTTTGTTGTCGAACATACCGTCTGACCTCTTGGAAGTTCTCAGCCATCTTTTCATAACCATCAGGGGTAAGAGCAAAGACGACAAACTGGCCGTCAAGCATTTTCTCGATCTTCTTGATCTGTTCTTCTAGGTTATCTTCGGTGATAACAAAGAAGTTTACATTGAGTAAATCAATCTCTTGAGGAAGAGGTGGTTGATAAATGCGTAGAGGTACCTTTTCAGTTACAGTTACGATTTGAGGTTCTGGTGGAATAAATTCTTGTTCTGGGCCCCACTCAAGGCGAGGCACCCAAGAGCATCCTTGCAGGAGAGCAACAATAATAACACTACTTAAAAGTTTCACTAATATACTCCGATAATTCATCAATGTCAATAGGTGTAAGCATACCGGCTTGACTCCACATCATGGCACTCTGTCTGCCCACACGTTCACCTGCCTTATATGCATTCAGTCGCTGTCTTAGATAATCAGCAGTCTGACCAGCAAGAGCAGGACCGACCCCACCTTCACCTTTCATACCATGACAGGCAATACAACCATTCCAAGAAGAAGGCGCGGTTGCCACCTCTTCTACCGGCGCGGCTTCTTGGCCAGCAATGGCCACATTAGGTTTGAATAGATTATATTCTACGGTCTTTCGATCGGCAGGATCATCTGGCCCCATCATTGGGGTTACTCTCGTCCCGAATATCTTGTTCGGGTCGCATGCCGTCAGCAGGAGTGTCGCTATCATCAGCATCCATAAGTTCTTTTGTATCATCTTCTAGCATCCTAAATACTTTTTCAGTTCCATTGTTAATTCGCGTCTCAATCATACCCGGTTTAGCACGAGCAAGACGTGTCAAGTTGTGGTCCTTAAAGACCTTCATATAATTCGATTTCTCTTTTGCCAACTCGTTATTCGCCAAGGTAAGCTTGTTCATTGCCTCACCTTGTTTCTTGGCATTTTCTTCTGCTGCTTTGAGAGATGCTTGCGCAGTATTGACAGCAAGCTCTAATTGGACTTGATTTTCTTTGAGTGTACGATTGTTTGCCTCTAATTGGGCATTCTTCGCTTCAAGATTGGATACTGTAACCTGGTGGTAGGCATACCCACCACCAAGCACAGCCAGAAGGGAGAATAATAAAATTAGCTTCAAATAAGCCATAATATAATTCTATATTTTATTTACAGTGTTGAGCGTACAGGCCTTTGAATTTACCTTCACTGCAACCATATTTTTCTTTCATCTTGGCATACATTTCATGCTTGCCACAACCACCGGCGTGAAGTTTGACCATCTCTGCAGCCATTTTCTCTTCATCTTCTTCATGATCATCGTCGTCGTCATCGTCTTCGTCGTCTTCGTGCTCACCTTCAACAATGACTGATTCTTTGACTTCTTTTTTGATTTTGCCAGTACCGTCACACTCGGGGCACTCGATCTTATCACCATTTTCGTCTTCGTGATAGCCCATGCCTTCGCAATGAGGACAATCTTCTTCTTCGTCTTCGACTACCTTTTTCTTACCTTCGGTCATCTGCTCATATTTTGCTTCAATCGCAGACTGAAGTCGGCTATTCATTTCTTCTTCGAAAGCCGCCTTAAGGGCTAATGGATCATTTTCCATTGCTTTCTTTACGATGTTTTCAATAGACATTTCTATCTCCTAGTAGAT